AGCAAAGTCCATAGTCAAACGTATAACAGCACGTAGCCCCACAAGGGGCACCGGCAAAATACGATCAAAAATAGGACTAATATACGTGACGCACACATAGTGTGCAATCAAGTACATAACAAGGAACAGGAAAAAGCAGTGTTTCAGTTCAGATTGAGTGACCCAGCTAGCAAAGGAGAAAATCCCCATAAGCAAGAAAGGTAACTTATCATGATAAAAGAAAGCTGCACTAGCGGCTGAACTCAAATAAGGAACGTTCAAGATGACATAAGCCAAATTTGCAACATACCTCATAGCAAGAACACGTCGAACAATCACACGGGCGCTTTGGAACTCCTGAGAGTTCTCATCAGCTTCGGGTACAGAAGGTGGTCCAACACAATCACAGCAAAGGGATGCAATGATTTTGTGTTCACAAAGCTCAGCATCATAAATCTGCGAGCTTCGTTGGCACACCAAAAATTGATTCTGGTAGTATTTAGGGGTCTCTTCAGCTAAACGCTTCAAAAGCCCATAAACATCCGTTTTCTCCACAAGCGTAAACCCTATCTTTCCCTGCGCGCTGAGAACTGCTTTCTCAAGCGTGATGTCCCAGATGTTAGCAACACCTTGGGCCTTCGTGGGATCAAGCATTTTCTGCCCGGGTTTACAAAACTCGGGTTTCACTTCAACAGTGAGAACATACTCGAACCTACGCAAAACAGATATGGGTTCGTTAGAAAAGACAGACGCATCTATCGTTTTCTTGTTAGTGGTCGCAACCACTACCTTGGGTTCAAGCATAATCAAGCCCTTACGGGCAACATCAGCTTGCAGAGCGGCAGTCGGGGTGTTGTTAATGAGCTGGATTATTACACCAGCGGGATCAACATCAGTCTTATCATGTTTCGTGTTAGCAACGTCGTCTAAAATGACGGCGTTGTGTGACGGTCGATAATCAGATTGATATTTATCCTTCATATTAAACACAGTTACATTCTCCTTTCCAGAAGAGTATTCATTACAGGCCAAGATTTGCTTAGCAATCTTAGCAGCGAGGTCAGATTTTCCAACACCACTCCCTCCGTACAGTAACACTGCATAGGGAGCGATCCTCAACGTCTTACCCGTCTCACTTTGTAAAAAGCGAAGACGGAGATCATTCATGTCAGTCATCTTATCTAGATACCAGCGGCGCAGAACCTTATCTTGTTCTTGCTCGTGCCCCCGCGAAAGGGATACGATACAAGCGTCAAGTTCGG